TAGTACTCAGAATCTTTCTGGGCACGAGCAATATCCAGTCCTTCATTTTTACCACCACCGCGTGCGGTGACAGTTTCCATAGTGCGCTTTCCTTGGATGGTATTACCATACGCTTCCTCAATGAGTTGCGAAAAAGTCTTTTCAGCGTTCTCAGGATTCATGGCCATCTGTTTAATAACAGCTGGATTCACGACACCCTTAAACTCTGGCATTGCTTCGAGCGTCTTCGAGAAGTGCTCGTTAAATGCTTTGTCTCTCGTTTCCCTAGCCTCTCTCTCTGTGAGTGGTCGGAGTTTTTCCTCAATATCGGATTCTGCTTGAGCCTTAATAGTCTTCGCTAACTTATCTAGAAAGGTAGGATCAATATCATGCTCCTCCGCAAGCGCTTTCAGATCAGAGGTAACCTGCGTCTCAGTTGTGGTTCCAGAAGCAAGTTTGTCACGTAGCTCCTGCACTTCCTTTTCGAGTTCCTTCTTTCGTTGGATCTCTTTATTCAGACGCGCAATTGGTACGTTCTCAACCTTCTTCTCACCCATCATCTGTGACACTGTTTGCTCTGGTTCTTTCGCAGTGCTAGTAGCATCTGCCGCTTGTGTGGTTTGTACAGGTGTCTCTGTTGCTTCTGTTACCGCCTCCGCTTGCGTAGTTTGGATTTCTTCGTCCATATTTATAACCTTTTTACATAGTGGCACTATGAGATTTTTTAACCGCTGTCTAAGCGTAAATAGATTTTGAGCATCTCTGCTCCCCAATAATATAAGTATACTCCTTTTGACGTTAAAAGTCAATTATAGAGTATTTACCTGTACCGATAAGCGACTGGGGAATTACTAATACAGTACAGGTAAGCACCCTACAATTAATCTTGTAGGTTCTCTTCCAAAAGTTTTTCAATTTCTTCAGAGATTATTTGCTTTTGTTTATTTGCTCTTGTTAATGTGCGTAGTATATCTAACTTTTCTTTAACCTTTGCACTGTATGCTATAAATTGTTGAATAGTTAGTTCTGGGTATTTTACCGCTAATGTTTCCATTGTTGCGATAATATCTTTTGTGAGTGCTTTTGTGAGTATTTTCCCACCATCAGAGTTTGCCAGGATTTCAAGTGATGTAAAAGTGTCTAATTCTTCTAGCATTTCTTCGATAGCTGGGTCGTTACTCTCCTTTGCTTTCTGTTTCAGTGTTTTCCCCATCTTGTTTTTCATTATCTAGTAATGCAATTTCAGGAATTTGTTTTTTAATTTCAATCATTTCTGCTTCCCATTCTACAGCTTGTTTTGTAAACTCATCTATTTTAGCTTGTGCTTTGTCTACAAAGTTTTTTGCATCAAAGTATAAATAAGCGGTCATAAGTTGTTCATCTGTTAAGTCTTTTACAAACGGGTGGAAGTGTTCAATGTTTTCCATTTTAGCCTTTTCTACGTTTGTTTTAGCTAATATTTCTGAAAGGTTTTTTTGATTATATTTTACAACAGCTTCTGCGTCTAGCATTGAAAATGTTGTAGAGTGTCCTGTCTTTTCAATAATAGCTTCTTTAATATCTTCCGCACTTTCTTTTATTTTGTATGTAATCATATTATACTTGGGTCTCCCCTGTTACCTTTGTAATATCTTCCATTTTTTGTACTGGTTGGTTGCCTCCAGTTGGCTGTGGTTGTCCACCTTGCCCTTGCATACCTCCTTGCATTGCCATTTCTAATTGTTGTTTCATTAGCATGTCATTTGCGTGGCGTATCATATTCCGTTGGATTACTGGCTGTAGCTGTTCAATGTAAACAACAAGTCTAGCAAATTGTTCAGCTGTTATGTTTTCTTGATTATCTGTCATAAAGTCTACGAAACGCTGTTTGTATGCTGTTGTTGCCGCTTGATTAACTGGTGTATTCTTTCCATCAAGGATTGACTCTATATCTCTGTCAGCTTCTCCCATTAGTCCTGCATCTCCAAATTCTGATTTATCCATAAGTTCTCTTATTGTTTCTTCTTCAAATCCTGCGATTTGTGCTTGTAATTCGTACGCCTTTTGGTTGTTTTGTACTGGGTTAGCTTGTTGTAATTGCAAGAATTGTAGTTTTGTACGTTTTGAAACTTCTGACATTGCGGTATCTGCATTACTTGCTTCAACCATTACACCATAATCATCATTTTTTCTAAACAAATCACGTCTTGATATTTCTTGTATTTCTAGTCCATCCGGCCCAAGAATATCTATTGCTACTTTTTTAATCAAATGTTCTTTAACTCCCTCAAGCCATAGTTTAGCAAATGCTTTAGTACCGAATGAATATGATTTATTTAGGAAACCAAATCTGTCTGCTGCGTTTGCTTGGTTGCCCTCGTAAATACCAACTTTGTCCTCATCTGATACTCCTTTTGCACCTGCTGTAACTCCTGACGATTTCTCTTGTATACCCTCAAGCATTTGGAATACTTGGATTGGTGTATTGATAGATGGTGTTTGCAAAACTTGTACGGCTTTATTTGCGTCAAAATCTCCTTTTACTTTTATGTGTCCCTCTCTTCGGTATTTAAGCTCTGCAAGGTTTTCTATTGCACCAACATTAACTACTTTCATTGGTTTGTTAATCTGTTCGGCGTTGTCCAGCATTTGATTAACTGATACCGCTTGTGCCATAAAGATTTCTCTAACATAATCACAATACGATGGTGTCCAAAACTCTGTTAAGTCTGGGAACGCTGCCCAAGTCCAGAACGGAAACAAATTAGATGCGAATATATCTTTTAAAGGTTCAACTCTTATTGCTGTACCACCTTTCTCATTAAGTAATAAATAATATCTTGTGCCTTTGTATGTTGTATACCATTGCCAAAATATATATTTATCGGGGTTCTCTATTTCTTTTTGAGAGTTCCATACTTTTTGGTCGTATGTTCGGTTTTGTTTGTTTGTTTGCTCTTGGTTTGACTCTGTAGCATTTCCATTACCCTCTATAAGATTAGTTGTTTCTGTACGTAAGTATATTTTATCTTTTATTCCTTTTTCAAGTTCCCATTTTTCTTTTACTACGCCATAACGTCCCATATACATAGCTTTTTCAATGTCTATACCGCCAGCTGATGGGTCAATTAAGAAGTCATACACATCTACGTTTTCAAGGTGAGGACAATAGCCGTCGTAACTGTCTGCATAGTATGAATATATTGCACGTCCGTAAATAAGAGCTTGTTTTTTTCCTGCAATATCTTTAATGTCCCAGTTATCTTTATCTCCATCAACCGCTCGTAGCCTGTTTAGTTGGGCTACACGTTTAGATTGTGACTCTTTTCTTTTTAGTATTTTAAAAGTTAAAGGGTTATCTATTTTAGAAAGTAAAGTGTGTACAAAAGATGACATTTGTCCTAAGTCTACGTTTGCTCTTGAGTCTATAGATTTTGGTTTGCGTCCGTAGTACAAATTCTCATTTACTTGCCAGTTTTTTATCTTGCCTTGTTTAAAATCACGTGCAAAACGTATTTCATTGAGAGCTTGTGCGATTATTTCTTGTCTTGTTTGATAGTTTATCATTGGTTTAATTGGCTCCCCAGTCAATTATTGTATAATTATAGCATATTTTTATTAACAATGCACGTTTTATAGTCCAATATCTCCGTAAAGTGGGGTATCTTCTTCAAAAATAGTATCATAGTCGCTATAATCGTTTGGTTTATATGCTATTTGCTCTTGATAAGCTAGTGCATCGAGTACGTCATCATGTCTTCCACGTGGGAATACTCGCATTTCCTGTAACAAATCATCACAATTTCCTACTAAAAATATAGATTTACTCTCCCAGCGTGGTATTAAGCCTCTAATTCTTGTTTCTTTTGCTGTTTGTTTATGGTCTAACTCTTTGATTATTATAAATATATTACGTTTACGCATTTCCTCATCAAGAAAAGGTTTTATTGCTAAAAGATACACTGTTTTTTCAATAGCAATAGACTGTGGTTTGTATGTATCCCAAATATAAAAAATATGGTCTATAAGTTCCATAGGGTTTACTTTTAGTTTATACGCTGTTACGTACCATTTATTTTCTTTTGAAACTCTGTTTATTGTAATTCCAGTAAAGTCAGCTATGTTTTTTTGTGATACTGCCGTGTCTATTGTTACAAACGTATTAAAAGTAAGATGTTTCATCTCATCTTCGTTTGCTTTTTGCTCAAATTCTTTTTTAAATTCAGCGAGTGTATCATCTATGGGTTGGTTCATCATTTCATAAGAGAATACGTGAGAACCTAATTGACGTTGTTTATCTTCAATTGATACTTTTCCTGTTTCTTTTGCTTCATCGTCGGTAAGGGCGTATTTTGCCACCCAAGCAGGCTTTCCGTCTATTACTATGGGAATGTTCCTAACACGTATTCCTTGGTCATTTTTGGCTCTTTCAAATAGGTATGCAATGTTACCATACTCTGTAATATAGTTTCCTAAGTACAACATAAACCCGTCTGGGGACATACCAGCCATAGCTTCTGTTAGATGGTCTTGTACTTGTTTTGTATATGCTTGTGAGTCCTTTGTTTTATTTGTTTCAATATCATCTAAAATAAGACAGTCTGTTCTTTGGTT